GTATCCTCCTATACTAGAAGAGTATTCAGAATCAATAATATCTATGCCAGTCCCCCCCCCTATAAAGGCGTAGTCGCACCCTAAAATGTTATTATTTGAGCCACCTGCAATTATATCGAAATCCCCACTAACGATATGGCCTGAACCAGCCACGATGGCTGAACCAGTAGAATAAATATAACTTTCATAAGCCGCTAACACAGACTTTTCACTAGTTTTTATCCCAAAACCATCAGTATTAATCCTAACGCTTGAGACTCTCCCAGCCGCTCCTATTTGTCTTGTGAAATTGGCTTTTCCGTATACGACAACATCATCGTCGCTATTAGCTGATGTCCCTATGCCTACATGATTGTTTGTGCTATCAATGGTTATCGCATCTTTTGCTAGTGTCGTATTATAAATACGGAAATCATCTTGGTTAGTACTGCCAGTAGTTTGACTTTCTATTTCCCACGTAGTGTAATTCCCCTCTAATTGTATCGTAGAGCTTTCGTTTCCAGACCCCGATATATTTAAACCCTCAACATAGATATCTCTAGTTGTCGTATTTCCATTATCGGTGACTTCTTGTAATGTATCATATGATCCAACTTGTGTATCTACATAGCCTTTTGATGCTGCGTCTGTTGAGCCCGAAGGCGTTAGGGGTATTGTCAGTTGGTCTGAAAAACGGCTAGTTCCATCTACCCATAATTTTTCAGTTGCACCGTAAGTGCCTATACCTACATTTCCATTGGCAGAGATGGTTAAATGATTTTCGCCAAAGTCATTCGAAGCATTTAATTTGAACGCGGAGGAGCTATGGTCCCACCCGACTTTAGCTTTAGTGGTAGAATCAGAAAAAGCGATAGATTTATCATGAGATGCTCCTCCTTTTATTTCTATTTCTACATCATATTCAGTTTCGACTAGTAATGGAGCGCCAGATTCTTTATATATGTGAAGTTTTTCATCTGGATTAGTTATTCCTATACCGACATTACCAGCAGAAATATGGTTGTCTGTCCCGTCAGTATAGAAAGCTATTTTTTCTACACCAGTATCATACATGTGCAATGCTGATCCATCAGTCGATTTTTCGACAATTCTTACAATCGCATTCGTATTACTGTTTGCTTGTATTGTTAAACCAGAGTCATTTCCGTCATTACTATTTGACTTTATAGTTAAAGGTGATGGAGGGCTAGTTGTTCCTACGCCGACCTTTCCATCGACTACTACATTCGAAGATTCGGTATTATTATCTTGGCCTCCAAATCTCCAACCTTCGGAGGTGGTATGCTCATACTCAGCTCCTGTATAAGCTGGATCTGTTGTCGTGGGTGTTATAGTTTCACCTGCTTGAGGGAACACAAAGACTTCGACTGAAGTGGTGGTATTACCATTATGCTTAAGTTCAATAGAATAATTTTCGTTGTTATCGCTAGTAATTCTTATTGTAGCTTCTGTATAATCACCATTTGCAGATCTGATATGTATATCTTGAGAATGATTTACTATTATTTCGAAGGAACCAGCTATTACTACAGAGTTGCTGGTCCCTGTAATTGTCATATTGATAATTGAAGCAAGCCTATCTCCTGCAACAGTGCAAAGCATTGTGTATGTAGAAGAATTTATACCTGATCTTATAAAACTGACCGCCCCTGATGGAGTCCCTGCGCCGATCAAATCTCTTATCTGTAATTCTGTTACTCCACCCGCTAATGTGGGGGTTCCCCCACCAGAAAATATTCCTGGTTCAGCAAATGAAGTATATCCTGCTCCGTTAGTTATTCCCGTAGTATTGATGGGGAAAGTTAGATCGGTTAGCCCTTCCCTTTCTAATTTAACATTTCCACCACTGACACTACCGCCTGTGACGTAGTTATTATCGCCTGATTCGTCTGACCACTGAGCGGTTAAAGAACTACCACCTTGCCGCAATACCGTTATCGTTTTTGTCGTCGTTCCTGCAACACTCAGACCTGTGACGCTATCAGCGTAAGAGGTATTCCATTGAGCGGAAGTACCACCTAACGCTGATATAGCGCCCCCTGCCGTTATAGCGTTCCCAACGGTTAAATTTTCACTACTATCGTAAGTGAAACTGGCATCACTTGTCAAACCGTTTGTGCTATCCCACGTAGGGATTCTCGTATCCGCTCCGTCACCCGTGACTGTTCCTAAGTTAGTAGTATATAACGCTCCGTTAGTTATCTCCGTATTATCGATGTCGAAAGTCAGATTGCTTAACCCTTCTCTTTCTAATATAACCTCCCCGCCAGTGACGCTACCACCTGTGACGTAGTTATTATCGCCTGATTCGTCTGACCAAGTAGCAGTTAAAGAACTACCGTCTTGTTGCATTACCGTTATCGTTTTCGTCGCCGCTCCTGCGACGCTCAGGCCCGTTATGCTATCACTATAAGCAGTATCCCAGTAACCTACTTTTGTATCTGTAATAGTGTTGCTACCACCAAGAGTCACTATCCCGTCGTCTCTAACCGAAAGAAGCGCGGTATTAGCGCTATTTTTGATTTTTAAAGCGTAATCGCTCGATCCTGAGCTTGATGATTTCAGATCTAACCTAGCCGTTGGCGTGTCAGATGTTCCGATACTAATGCTATTGGTCGTCGTTTCTCCATTATCGGTGACTTCTTGTAATGTATCATATGATCCAACTTGTGTATCGACATATCCTTTCGATGCTGCATCGGTATCTTCTATAGGGGTTTGGGGTATTGTAACTTGGCCTACAAACTCACCAGATCCTGCAACATGTAATTCGCCACTGACGTTTAAATTGCCGCCATTAGCTTCATCTCCATCTAATCCCCCTCCGATAGTAAAGTCTCCGACTAATGATTGGTCTCCTTGGTTATAAAGATTTAAATCTGGGCCTTCGTCGTTAGGTTCGAGAGTATATGGCCCTATAGTTAATAGCTCTGGCTCAAACCCGACTTCACTGTCTGCTAATAATTTAAAAAAGAGAGGAGTTGCTTCTTGTATACCATCATTAGCAGTGAGTCTAATGCGCTGCCCTTCTTGAATTGAATTTAATGGATAATTACTTACTAGGCTACTCCTGTTTGTCGCAAAATCTCCAGATGTCCCATTCCATATAGTAAGATCACCTAGATTAGTAAAGTTCGGACTCTCATTAAAACCCAACGTTAATTCTATGAATCCAGTAGACCCAGATGTGTTGATAGGTTGGTTGTTAAAATACTTAATCGCATCAGCTCTATCAGCGGCGGAAGTTATGCTCCCAGTGTCTGGTGGAAAATGATTAGTAAGGTTTTCATTTAAGGAGGTTTGTCCAGAAGATTGGACTATTACTTGATCGAAAGTCGCCGTGTTAGCGTAAAGGTAAAACTCTCCAGTGGATATACCTCCATCTGCATTTACAATTTCATTTCTTATTCCAAAATTCCTATTATAAGAGCCGAAGACATCTATGTTTTGGGAGCGAGAGAAAGTGAAGGTCGAATCTCCATTTGTTCTGTAGCTAGGAAATACTACATTAGCATCAGAATCTAAAATGCTAATTATTTGTTTTTCAATAAAAGGGTCAGCTGCTATTTGAGACGCAGAAGTCAGTAGTTCTCCATTTCTGTTTAAGATGTTAAACTGCAAAGATACATCGCTTCCATTTTTATATACTCCACTACCTGTTATCACCTTATTCAGGTCATCGAGATCTGCGCTATAAACACTGTCGAATTCATAAATGCTACGAGTAGTAAAACTCCCTTCGTAGTATCCACTTGTAGTAATATCACCAGCGGTAGTTCCGATACCTATTTTGGTCGGCGCTGAATTAGTGCCTCCTATATAAGTGGCATAAAAAGCTGCGCCATATTCTTGACCTTTTTTTGTATAGTATACATCGGTAGAGCCTACTTCAACGTAAGGGCCGTCCTCTGATCTTAAATCTCCGATAGGGGTCGCACCGCCAATAACAGTGGCCGCGCCAGTATAAAGATTGGGATAAGCCGCTCCTATAGATGCGGGTAAAGAGCTAGAGCCTTCTAGAATTGCGCTTACAAAATTGACGCTAGTCCATCCAGAAGCAATCGCAGCGGCATTCAAATAACCCCCCGCCCCTGTAGCTCCAGTTGCGAATTCTCTTGCTTCTTTTGCGTATGCAAAGGCTGCTCCACTTCTGGGAGTCTTTAATACTGTATAGCCCGTGTAGTTCATTATAGAATAGTGATGTTATTTAAAAATGATTTGGAGTAAACGAGCGCTTCTTCGTAGAGGATGAATATTCCAGTGTTTATATATGGAGAGTTATAGTATGCGTTTCCTCCATCGCGGCCCATATTCCCTAGTGTATTTACACCTACATTAAATACACCTACTTGATTTAATCCAGATAGACTAATACTAGTAACATTTTTTGGGGTAGTTGTGTCAACTACTTGACCGTTGGGCAAAGTGAGCCTGACTCCATACCCTTCATTATCGGTGACATCAGTCCATTCCCCTGTTATATTGAACGTCTGATCTGCAGTGTTGGGTATCCCAGTCGTTACATCGCCTACAAACGCAGGGGGGTCTAAAGTCGTATACGTCACTCCGTTAATTGTTTGAGCGACTTGATAACTATAAGTATTAGCTTTATTTTCTATACTGATATTTTTATCAATCAAATTAAATTTACCAGTATCGTATTTTGTGGCAGTCACAAGATACTCATTAGGGTTCTCCTCTTTCATAGAGATAATTTTATAAAAGAAAGGGCTAGCATCTTTAATTTGAAATTTGGTTGTACTTCCTAATTGCAATAATGGTAATATCTCTGGCCTGTCGAATCCTGAGACTAAACATCCATATTCTAGATTGGTTACTATACCAGTGACGCTAATTTCTGTTATTTGCTCAGGGGCTATATTAGATAGCTCATAATTAGTTATACCTCGACTATAGCCTGTAAAACTATTTAAATCAAAACCAGCAAATGCAACAGAGCTTCCCCTTTTATCGCCAGAATTCATATCTAGAACAGCTATTTCTCCTGTATTAAATGTTAGGAGGCTTTGAGCGCCTGTATCTTTGGCGATAAAATCACCAGAAGCTAAAGATATAGCGTTTCCAGAACCAAGAACCCAGCCAGTTACACCTGTTTCGAAATATACGTTTTTGCTAGCTGTTCCTGTATAAGAAGCGTAAGCAGAATATCTAGTGTCTCCACTAACAAATCCAGAAGCTTCGTATCCCTCAGTATAACCTGAAAAGTGATACTCTCCAGTGAAAGGATGCCAAGAGTTCGAGGTTGAACCTGTGATAGTAAAGCTGTCATATCTTTGTCTAATTTGATTAGCTATAGTATCTAACTCATCTATACTATCTACGCCAGTAGGACTATACACAGTTAGAACCCCAGTGTTCATAGTATCAGAGAAGTTATTGCTAATTCTAATTGTCTCGTTTTCTAAATTGACATCTAAAACTTTGCCGAAATTAGTTATATTGGTTTTTAATTCATCTTCTATTATAACCAGATCTCCAGGTTTACATAAGAGAGTCTCTAAACCCGAAGTAAAAGCTACTTGTTGGTTTTCTTTTATTTTGGAAAAGATTTGATGTTTAGCAGCTCTACGGGCCATAGCTCTAGAGGTTATGCCTACACCTTCTATACGTTTCTTGAAAATACCACGCTCTTTTATATCTTCCTCGTCTTCAATAACTTCTATTTTAGGTTCGTAGTTATTAAATCTATCTTTATATCCTATTTCTATAGTATTGAATTGTTGGTCTCTTCTGTTGTTGGAGTAGAAAAACAAACCATCTTTGACGCTTTCGTTAGTAAACAAATTAATCGCGGTTCTAGGTCTATCGTCCACGAAGTTAATCTCAGAATTGCTAAAGAAAGTCCTTCCCCTAAAGAGCGCAGCTATAGTGTTTATAGCGTCAAATATTTTTTCTCCTTGATCAAATACTATATTGCAAGAGAAACGGGGTTCTTTCCCTCCTCTACCATCTGTGACCCCTAAGAAATAACCTTGGTTATCTACATTGTCGCAAAATCTACCTATTTTATAGAGTTGCCATTTATTAATTTGATTAATATTGATATGCGAACCCATACCATATCTGACATTAGTTAATAGATCATACAATATCCATGCAGGGTTATCTGTCCATTGTAGAGTTTCATGGAATGAGCCATCCCAATCTCCTTTATAAATTAATTTATCTTTTTGGCTAGCATTATCGAACTCCTCTTCAGTATCGTAATATCTTTTATCTATGCCTTTATTAGTTGGGAAATAATTTCTAGGGATTTTTACTTTTTTGAGTTTGCAGTCATAAGCTCTTTTGGGAATACTGCCAAAAGACCTAGAATCTAATTTCGTACCTACTATAGCAGAAAATGGGTAGGGTAGATTTGCATTGATAATTTCTGTGACTTTGCGAACCGATACGACTTTATCTAATAGGACAGAATTACTCTCATAAGAAAGTTTTGTTATTTTTACATATCTGTTTCGCGTTTGCATTTCACCGACAACTCCAGCCTCTATAACTTGCTCTCTATTTGCTGTGAGAGAACTCTTTTCTTGGGCTTCGTTAGGGGGTAACTGGAAAGGTTGAGAGAGATAGTTGAGATTATCATCTGCCCCATTTAATTCTACTACAAACTCTCTACCGCTAGCTCCTTTATAATCGGGGTTGCCAATGTCGATCAAAGTGCTTCCTTCTATTAAAGCTACTATCCTGAAGTAGTATTTTCTAAATCGTATTTGCCCTTCAGAGTTATCGCTTTTTTTACCGATAAAGCCAGTTTCTACTTCTATGTTTAATACGGTAGGGAAACTTGTTCCTATACTCAAATCTTTATTATCTTCTAATCTTCCATCCCTTACGTTTTTGACTTCTTTGACAAGAGTGTCTTTTAGAGAAGAAACATCTAAAGTTATAAAAGCCTCTTCTACATTAGGATTGTAGATTATATGTATGACTGAGATAGCGTCTTCATCGAAATCAGCTAAAGAGCTTTCTGCCCAAGATGAATAATTTCTAGACTTTCTTCCAGCATCTAGTCTTTCGTCATCGCTTCCTTCACCAACGGGTAAACCATTTTCTAATAATGTATTGAAGTTAGAGGCTGATTGCCCGACTACTTCTCCTCTTGATAGCATAGAGGGATTAGCGGTGATACGCTGTGGTGCATTTGTTTGTTCCTCTGAGTTATTGGCGTTACCTAAAGCTTTAGCGGTCCCGAAAGGCCCGAATAGCTCCTTGCTATATTGATGATCAATAAAAATATTTTTGAAATTATCGAAAGGCTGTTGACTCTCTTCGCCTTTGCGTATTTCGGCTAAAACGTTACTGTAATTAAATTTTAAGTTATTCGTTTGAATATTATTAACCGTAGGGTCTACAGATATTGTCGAATAGCTTGATTCATTTCCAGTCCTTCTTGTGTATCTTAAAGAGTTTAAATCTTTTAACCCCTTTATAATTTCTTGTGGAATTTTAAGCGTGTAGTTTTTTCCATAAGTAATCCTTCTTCCTCGGCTAGTATTAGTAAAATTATCGATAGCTTCGTTTTCTATAGGGAATTGGAAAATCAAGAACCCGTGCATAGCTCCAGTTAAAATACCATCGTTAGAGACTACGGGACAAGTGACATCAGTGACTTTTATCCCGTTGTTTTGCATATAAGCTATAAGGTTAAAACCGTAGTTAGATCCATAAGGCAAAGTCTGCATTTCCATCAAAGAAGATCCATCTAATATGTTTTTACCTATTAAATTGGGGTTCGAGGAAGTCACCTTACATATTGCTATCCCTCCTGATTCCCCATTTACATACTCAGTGAAGAGGTTTTCTACACTTCCTTCTGTCCACCCTATTCTACCCAAAGCCCTCTCCGCTAGTTTTCGTTGCGGTTCGTTTGCGCCGCTATTATTTGTATTAAATAATGTTAAAATATCATTGAGATCTGGCAGTATTGAATTGTTAAGGATTCTTATATTATCAGCGAATATAGAGTT